GCGCCGAGCGAGCAGAGTGTGCGTTTGCGCGCCTGGTTGCGTGACGTGCAGGCTGCGCCAGGCGTCCGCGGCGTGTCGCCGGAGTACGTCTGCGTTGACCCGAGTGCGGCCGGCCTGCGCGTGCAGCTGTACCGGGATGGCTTGCCGACCACCGCGGCGGACAATGACGTGCTGCCTGGCGTCGGCACGAACATGTCGTTGCTGGCCAATAACAAGCTTTACCTGTCGAAGCGTTGCGTGCAGCTCGCCAAGTACCTACCCGGATACTCGTGGGACGATAAGGCTGCGTTGACCGGCGAAGACAAGCCGGTCAAGGTAAACGATCATGAATGCGACGCGCTTCGGTACGGCGATCACACGACGCGCGAGGTCTGGCACAGCGAGGTATATCCGCTTGGAGCGTGAGGCATGCCGATCGAATATGGCGACATCGAGTGGCCGCCGCGCGCGTGTGTCGAGCCGAATCGTCTGCATCGCGAGTACGAAGCCTGGTACTCGGGCGACGTATCCGCGATCAGTGGCGTCTACGGCGGGGGTGCCGCGCCGCTGCCGACCGCGCACCCTGCCCAGTACCGCGGTGGCGTGTCGGGCGCACTGGCGCGGTTCTGGTGGGGGCGACCGCTCACGCCGAACCAGGCCACGACGCGCTTCCACGTGCCGGCACCGAGCGATGTGTCTAGCTACTCGTCCGACTTGCTTTACAGCGATCCGCTGACGTACACGCTGCCGGACGACGCGAGCGACGTGGCGAAGGATCGCCTGACGCGGGTGGTCGACGACGGCGCGCTGCACGCGCGGCTGCTCGAACTCGGCGAGACGACGTCGTACGGCGGGGGTGCGTACGTCGTCGCTTACGTTGACCAGGTGGTGGCCGATGTGCCGCTGACGACTGTCTACGCGCAGGACTCGGCGGTACCAGAGTGGCGCAACGGGTATCTGTGGGCCGTAACGTTCTGGCGCAGGCTCGATGGCGGTGACCGGCCGGGCGACGTCTGGCGCCATCTTGAGCGTCACGAAGTGCTTCGTGGTACCCCGCCGGTCGGCATGGTGTACCACGCGCTGTACCGCGGTAGCGATTACAAGCTCGGCACTCGCATGTCGCTCGAAGCTCGACCGGAGACAGCCGGCCTCGCAGCGCGCGTCGGCGAAGACGGCGGGATGGCGACCGGTGCGACCGGGCTCGACGTGGTCTACGTGCCGAACGTGCGGCCCAATCGAGCGATGCGGGGTTCGCCACTCGGGCGCAGCGATTATCACGATGCGACGTCATCCTTCGATGCGCTGGACGAGACGTGGTCGTCGTGGATGAGGGACATTCGCCTGGCGAAGGGTAGGCTCGTCGTTCCGCGCGCCTACCTGCAGTCGAACGGTCCAGGCCAGGGCGCCACGTTCGATACCGAGCAAGAGGTGTTCAGCGCCGTCAATACGCTTGGCGGGCCCGACCGCGGCATGGAGCTGTCGCAGGTTCAGTTCGCGATCCGGGTTGCCGAGCATGAGGCGACGTGCGCGGCACACTGGCGCACGATCCTGCGCCACGTCGGGTTGTCGCAGGACGCGTTCGGCGAAGAGGTCGACGGCGGATCGGCGACGGCGAAAGAGATCGGACGGCGCGGCGAGCGTACCCGCTCGACCCGCGATCGCAAGATCCTGTATGCGCGACCCGAGGTCTCGAAACTCGCCAGCGTGCTGCAAGAGCTGGACGTCGTCCACTACCGCCCGGCCGGCGTGGTTGCGATGCCGGTGCGGGTCGAATGGCCGGCCGAAACGCCCGATCTTGAGACGCTGTCGCGCACGTTGCAGGCGCTCGATGCGGCATCGGCCGCCTCGACGCGCGTCAAGGTCGCGATGCTCCACCCGCGCTGGTCCGAGGTCGAGGTCGACGAAGAGGTCGCGCGCATCGATGCGCAGGGCGCGATGCCGAGCCTCCCCGATCCGGACACGTTCACGGGTAGTTGACGCTTGCCGCTCTCTCATATACTGTGCGAGGCGTGCGTGGCACGGCGAGGCGGGGCCCGGCACGGCGAGGCGAGGCGAGGCGAGGCGAGGCGTTCAGGGCCTGGCAGGGCTGGGCCTGGCCCGGCGAGGCCGGGCGCGGCGGGGCGTTCAGGGCATGGCTGGGCAGGGCGAGGCGAGGCGTTCAGGGCGCGGCGTGGCACGGCGCGGCCCGGCTGGGCGAGGCGGGGCGAGGCGTTCACGGCGTGGCTGGGCTAGGCAGGGCGAGGCGCGGCGCGGCATGGCGTTCAAGGCGCGGCCGGGCGAGGCCTGGCGCGGCATGGCGAGGCGAGGCGTTCAAGGCCTGGCAGGGCGAGGCGAGGCTGGGTGTGGCGAGGCCGGGCTGGGCGAGGCGTGGCGTAATTGTCAAGAACCGAGAGGATGGGCGAATGGCACCGAAAGTGGCGGAGAAGGTTGCGGCACCTATTGTGCTGCGACAGATCGAGCGTATTGAATTGATTGTCCCGATCATCGGGACGTCCCCCCTCATTCCGCACAAGTGGAGCGAGAAAGCGCTGCGCATGATGCGTGGCAAGCAGGGTGTCGACGGCAGCGGCGCGGTAAGGGAAAAGCGCGAAGCGAAGATCGCCGAAGACGAAGCCGAGGGATGCCAGTATTACCTCGCGGACGGCACGCCCGGTATACCCGCAACGGCGTTCAAGGCTGCGATCGTCGGAGCGTGCAGGCTGTTCGAGGGGCTGACCATGGTGATGGCCAAGCAGGCTGTCTTCGTTGTTGGCGAGGGTGTCGAGCAGCTTGTCAGGATCGAAGGCGAACGGACCCTTCGGGAGGACACTCCGCGCAACGCTACGGGTGTGGCGGATCTTCGGTACCGCTACGCGTACTACCCCTGGCGGACATCGTTGCTCATCAGGTATCTGCCGAGCGTGATAGATCCTGGCAGCATCGGCACTCTGATTGATGCCGCCGGTAATGGGGGAGTCGGTGACTGGCGTCCGAGTGCGCCGAAGTCTGCGACCGGAACATTCGGCTGCTTCGAGGTCGACTTCGAGGCGCTCAATGGCTGACGTGACATTGAGGTCCATCGCTTGGGAACTCGTTATCGGAACCGATTCCGTGGACGTGGAATCTCTCGCGGACAAGCTCGTCGAGCTATGGCGATACGACGGCCTTGAACGCGAAGCGCTGATGATGGCGGCACGCGAAGCGATTACGGCGGCATGGCGTATGCGACCAATAGCCAGTGCGCACGGGCACGGGTATCAGCACCGGGAGCGGTCGGCCGAAACGTCCGGTAGCGCTCCGCTGACTCGATCAGAGCCCGTGCGTCGTGAGGTTACTTTCGCCAAGCTGGTACGCAAGACACGCCTGAGTATTGCTCCGGGGCAGTGGATCCTGCTTGATAACTGCACGTCGAGCAATTTGTTCGAGGTTGCCCAGAGGCGATATGACTTGGCGCACGCGAACAGCGCGCAGGGTGATCGTTTGACCAGGCTGGCAAAGGTGCTTGAGCATCAGGGTCGACAGACCGTCTCCGATCTCCCGGACGACGATTTGGTCGAAATTCTCGGCGGTCAGTCGATCGACTAGGCGTGAGGCGTTCAGGTCGAGGTATGGCGCAGCGAGGCTACGGGATCGATCCCGTAGCCTCGCTGTATGCCCGCCGATCGCATGCTTGCTGAAGACCTCGTGCAGGCTCTCGTGACGATGTACGGCGGGTTGGAAGAGCGTTTGGCACGCGGGATCGCGGTGCGGCTGGCCAGCGGAATGGATTCGCCGGATTGGGCTGCGCAGAAGCTCGCCTCGCTCGGCGAGCTACGCCGCTGGGCCGAAGCGGCGATTGTGCGCTTGAACGGACCGATGCAGGTAGAGGTGGCGCAGGCACTCGGCGCGGCATTCCTGCGTGGTGGCGATGAGGCAATCGCCGAGCTGGCCCGTGTGCAGTCGACACATCCCGAGTGGCTGCGCTTGGCGCGAGTCTCGGCCCCGAACGACCGGCTGCGCATCGCGATCGCGCGGCGCGGCGCCGCCGTCGCGGATCGGCTGCGCGACATCGAGCGAGCCCTTCCTGGCGGGCATGCTCTGGCCAGGCTGGCGACTTCGCTTGTGACGCGATTGAGCGGTACGCACTTGCCGATCCTGCGATGGGTCGAGGATGCCTACCGCTCGGTTGTCGCCGAGATGGCAGCGCCGGGCGTGCTCGCCGGACTCGATACGCGTCGGCAGGCCAGTCAGCGAGCGTGGAACCGCCTATTGGATCGCGGCATCACGGGGTTCGTCGACGCTCGCGGTCGCGGGTGGAACCTCGCGAGCTACGTCGAGATGGCGACACGTACCAGCGTGGCGCAGGCCGCCGTTGAGGGCCATCTTGACCGGCTCGGCGCGGCTGGACTCGACATCGTGATGGTCTCTGACGCACCGCAGGAGTGCGAGCGGTGCCGGCCGTGGGAGGGCAAGCTCCTGACCCGCGGCGGGTCGGGCGGGCGACGGTCGGTCGTCATCGATGACCCGCTGAGCGCCGATCGGACGGTAACGGTCGAGGTTGCAGGTTCGGTCGATGAGGCTGTCGCTGCCGGCCTGATGCACCCCAACTGTCGGCACTCGCTCAATGCCTATATCCACGGCGTGACGCGGGTACCCACCAACACCCAGGACCCTGAGGGTGACGCTGCGCGTCAACGTCTGCGCGCGCTAGAGCGTCGCGTACGTCGGCTCAAGGTGCGCCAGGCTGGCGCACTCACGCCGAAGTCGTCCCGCGAGATCGGTACCGAGATTCGCGCGGCGCAGGCTGCGATACGCGAGCACGTCAAGGCGACCGAGTATCTCGGGATCCGTCGCAAGCCGGAGCGCGAGCGTATCGATCTCGGAAACGTGCGTACGTCGTAGACGTGGGAGCGCTCCCACGCTTGTGACTCTCCTATGTGACACAGTTCACTATACCGTGGTTGACAAACATGTCAATCGCGGTATAGACTATAGGCATAAGCAAGAGAGCAGGGAAATGGGGAAGATGGGAAAGATGATCACCGTTGACAAGCGAATCGCCAGGGCAGAGAAGCTCGACGACCAGATCGAGCAGATGATTGACAAGATCGCCGGAGCCAACAACTCGATGATCGACAGCCTAAACGAATTCGCCCGGTTGGTCCGCGAGGCGACGATCATCAGCGCCCTGTGCGAGCTCCAGGACGCCGACGAGGATGAGGCAGCCGAGATCATCAACGTGAACATGTGAAGGAGGGGATCACCATGGCAGACGTTGCTGAGCGCTACGTTGCTGCGGCTGCCCTCCTGGGCGAGATTGCCCGCGCCGAGGAGCTGCACGCCGAAGCGTTGTCGATCGCAATGCAGCATCGGGTGTGGCGGGACGGAGTGATCCGCTGGGCGATGACGGCCGGCGTGCCGCGGGCACGCATCGCTGAGGCTGCGGGGATCACCCCCGCGATGCTGTACAGGATCATGGGCCGTGGGAGCGCTCCCACGGCGTAGTCAGTAGCAATGCCACCGATCGCAACTCGACGATCGGTGGCATTGCTATTCTGTTGATGACTCAAGTACTGGCGATCGGTGGTCGCCTGAGTCATACCCCGGGAGGGCTTGAAGTGACTCAACCTAATCCGGCCACGCCGGTCGTGACCGATCCTCCGGCCGATCCGACACCGACGCCGGCTGTGCCTGCGCCGGTCGATCCGGCACCCGCGTTCGACCCGAAAGCCCTGTCGCCTGAGGCGCAGGAGTACATCAGGTCGCAGATTGCGGCTGCCGACCAGAAAGCGCGCACGACCAGTAAGGCCAACGCGGCGAAGGAAGCGACGGAGGCGCTTACTTCAAAGTTGGCGCAGGCACTCGGACTGGCTCCTGATCAGTCGCGTGATCCGGAAGCGCTGACGAAGCAACTGACCGAGTCGCAACGCGAGGCACGTATGTTGCGCATCGAGCGTGCAATTGAGCTTGCTGCGCGCAAGTCGGATGCCGACGAAGAACTTGTGACGGCCGTGCTGCTACGCGGTGGTCGGCTGGCGAAGCTCGACCCGACAGCGGACGACTTCGGCGCAAGCGTGGCGGAGCTTGTCAAGAGCGCCGTCGAAGCAAATCCGAGACTGCGCGCGACGCCGGCCGTGCCGGCACCCGCGGCGGTTGGTGGGGCAACGTCAACGGCCATGGCTGGGCCTGGCGCAGCGGCTGCGCAGGGTGGCGGTACCGGTGGTTCCGAGCCCGACTTCGGCAACATGTCGGTGGACGATCTACGCAAATACATCAAGGACAATCGATAGCGCGCCGGGCGCGCAGGCTCGGCGAGGAAGATAGGAAGCAATGGCACTTTTGACCTTGACCACAATGGCGCGGCTGGCACTCGCCACGCTGTTTGAGAACAGCATCATGCTGTCTCTGGTCAACCGCGATTGGGAGAACGAGTTCTCCCCTGGCAAGGGTGACAAGATTCGCGTCCGCAAGCCGAGTCTGTACCAGGCGCACGAATTCACCGGCGCGATCATCGAGCAGACCCCTGCCGAGTCGTACGTCGACATTGAGCTGAGCCATCACATCGACACGTCGATCGCGCTTACGTCGCGGGACATGGCGCTGAATCTGTCCGATTTCAATACCCAGATCATGACTCCCGCATTCGAGGCGATCGCGAAGAAGGTCGACACCGACCTCCTGGCGCTTCGCGCTGACCTTCTCAAGATTGTCGGCGATGGGGTGTACCGGCCAGCCGGCGTGACCCGTGCGGCGTATACGAAGTTCGACGCTCGATGCCTGCTCGACGCTGGCGTACGCCTGGCGGACGACAACGTGCCGCTCGGCGACACATACGCGGTGATCGATGCCGCGACCGCGGGCGAATGGCTCGGCAGTGACCTGTTCTCGAACAACGCCCAGGCCGCGGGTGCGGACATCGCGACTCAGGCGCTGCTTAACGCGTCGCTCGGCCAGCGCCGGTACGGGTTCGCCCCGTACCAGAGCCACAACATCGAGGATGGCCAGGGTGTCGCCTTCCATCGCAGCGCGTTCACCTTGGCAACCAGGCCGCTTGAGCTGCCCGACGGGATCCCCGCGGAAGGTAAGGCGATCGAGAACTACAAGGGTGTAGGGATCCGGGTCATCAAGGCGTACGAGGTTCGGTCCAAGAAGACGATCGTCAGCTTCGACCTGCTCTACGGCGTCAAGACCATGGACGCGGCGCGCGCCGTGCTGATCGGCGAGAGTTCCGAGTCCGGCAGCGGTAGCTAGTCCGGATGGCATGGTGCCCGGCGTCGACACAACGCCGGGCACCATGCCATACTTGACGAGTCGTTGACCGGTAGTTGGCAGGGATGGGTGGGCAGCGTGAAGCGCGGAGTGGCGTTTGTGGTGGTCGGGTTTTTGATGATCCTGACTTGCATGATCGGAATAGCGATCACTTCCACGTCAGGCGTCGATGACGCGCCGAGCCGAGAGACCACGTCTGCCTCGGGGGATCCAACGAAATTGGACGATTCGGCGAAGCTCGCCTGCGAAGACTTCGCCAGTGATTGGGCCGCAGCTCAGACTGACACGGCACGAATCAAGCTCGCAGGCAAGGTCAATAAGTGGTCGTCAAGATCGACCACCCCAGGCATCGCCGAGGGTGGTCGTCTACTCGGACGGATGGCCGGGAAAAGTGAGGGTTCGTGGCAGCTCGCTGGCGATGTATTCGCAAAAGCATGCCTCGACGGCGGATATGGGAAATGACATGCGCTGGTATTGGAAGCTGAATGCTCACCGTGATACGCGATGGGCACTAGCCGTAGCCTGGACCGGGGTGGCTCTAGCCGTCTTCGGTCTTGGCGGATGGACCGGGTGGGCGCTGGCCATCGCCTGGATTCCGGCCGTCATCGACTGTCGCGCGATCAGGCTGGAATTGACGCACGCGTGAGCGGTGATATCGATTGGGTGATCGCCGTTCGGCGCGGCGAGGCCAACGAGGAGCTCCGATTCTCGATACGGTCTGTCGCGGCGAATGTCCGCGGAGTCCGCAACCTTGTGATTGCCGGATATCGGCCCGATTGGATCGCTGGCGCACGGCATATCGATGTACCGCAGGACGCCGGTGAGAAGTACGTCAACGCTGTACGTATCTGGCGCGCTGTCGCGAACGAATCGACGCTGTCTGACCGAATCGTCGTCGCGCATGATGATCTTTTCGTGATGGAGCCGACTGACGTCGTCGATCTGGTACCGCGCTACCGAGGTCGGCTCATCGCGCACATAGATCGAATCCGCGCGGAGGGCACGCAAACGGTCTGGCGCCAGAGTCTTGAGCGCACCCGCACGTGGTTGCGAGTACAGGGCCACACTCGACCGCTGTCGTACGCCGTGCACGTGCCGGTGTTGGTTGACCGGCGCCAGTTGGCCGAGACGTATATGCGTCTTGGCGACGATGCCGTACGCCGCAACGTCATGACCGTGCATGCCGCGCTGCACGGCATCGTCGGCCGGCCGATCTCCGGTGACGTCAAGGTGTCCGGTGTGCTCGATGCGAAGCCCTGGCGCACGCTGCCACTACTGTCAACGAGCGATGGGTCTTTCTCCAATCACCCCGTTGGAGATCGGATCCGTAGAGCCTTCCCCGAGCCATCCCCGTGGGAGTCTGACCAGCCGAACTGGACTCCGCCGGTCGTCAATGAGGAAATGGTCATTATGAATGGGTATATGTATCGGAACCGCAACACGGGCGACACGGTCACGTACGAGAGGCGTAACCCCCGGCTCGATCGGCTGTCGAACTGGGAGCTGATCGGCGCGCCGAAGGTCTCGCTGGCGCGAGCGAAGACGCGTGCGAGGGCACGAGCATGGAAGCGCGCCAGTGTTGCGCCGCGACTCGACCTACCCGACCCACCCGAGCCAGCCATGCAAGCGTGGCTGGACTACCGCGGTCGCGAGTTCGAGCTGCCGACCGACGCGTCGCTGACGATGTATGACGGTACGCATACGCACAGCGTGCACCCCGCCACGGATCCTCCGAGCCAGGCGCGCACGCTGTGCGGCGGGCGAGCCTGGCCGACCAGGGCGCGCCAGTTTCCGGCGCCGGCCGACTGCGAGACTGTGACGTGCGCCGGTTGCCTGCGCGAGCAGGAAGGCGTGCCGGACGATTGGGAGCCAGCAATCGGCGAGCGGTCTGGCGAACGTCAAGTGGTCGAGCCTGAGACATTCGACTGAGGGATATCGATGTTCGGGATGACGGACGTGGTTCGCATGAGACCTGCGAGAATCAGACCATGATGATCGTGCACGCGACGGCGAGCGATTGGGATACCTACATCGGTACCGCGCACCCGGTCAACCTCACGGCGTTACTGCGCCGTGCGTCGCTGGACGTCGACGGCGAGCTGGTAGCTGCCGTGTACCGCTCGACCGACGCTGACGTGATCGCCGCGCTTGCTGAGGCGACGTGCGAGCAGGCGGCATTTCTCAAGTCACAGGGCGCTGGTGATGGTCAACGGACTCCATACAGCGCTGTATCGATTGGCTCGGTCGCCTTGTCGAAAAACAAGATCACCGACGATTCTGTCGGTACATTCTCCACTCGCGCGTTTCAGATCTTGCAGTCTGCCGGCCTGACAGGGCAAGCTCCATCCACAGGTTGGGAGTGAGTCCTGTGGATATCCCCGACTTCCTGCTACAGCACACGATCTCCGTCGAGCCGTACGCCGGTGCGCGAGGCGACGGTGTGGAGACTTTCGGGGCGCCGGCAGACGTCGAGTGCTTCGTCGAAGAGAAGGTGCGCACCGTGCGTGCACCGACCGGCGAGGAAGTAGTGAGCGACGCAACGGCGTACGCACCGCTGGACACTGCGGCACCGGTACCGCGCTCGCGCGTCACCCTACCGTCCGGCAGGGTTGGGCGCGTCATCGTGGTACTACGACGGGACGGTGGAGACCTCCCCGTGCCGAGTCATCTTGAGATCGTCATTGGAGGGGCATAGTGGAGGTAATGACGTTCGGCGAGGCGCTTGAGTGCCTGCATGAGGGGCGACGCGTCTATCGTGGTGGCTGGAATGGCAGGGGTATGTGGCTGGCACTCCAAGCGCCGGACGAGAATTCCAAGATGCGTCGTCCGTACATCTACATGAGTCCGGTTGACGGCAATTTGGTGCCATGGGTTGCATCGCAGTCGGACCTGTTGGCGGACGACTGGATTGCGTTGGGCGACTGACGATGGCGCAGCATGCGACGATCACGTGGACCGGCGATCAGGCTGTCGCTGAGATCGAGCGTGCGGCTGCGCACGGGTTGGCTTCCTGGGCCGAAGCTGTGCTCACTGAATCCAACGCGCATGTCCCGCTGGACGAGGGCACGCTTGAGCGTTCCGGCGTCGCACAGGTCGACGGCAACGAGCTGGCGGCTGCCGTCGACTACGACACCCCGTACGCCGTGCGTCAGCACGAAGACATGCAGGCGAGGCATGCGCCAGGGCGTAGCGCGAAGTACCTTGAGAACGCGCTCAACTCGACGCGCGAGAGTGGGCCAGAGCTGGTGGCTACCGCGATCCGGCGCGCTACCGGAGGGTGACGCGATGGGATTCGAGTCCGACCTACTGACCGGCATCGCCGAACTGTTGGACGAGTATGGCGCCGGCAACTGGTCGCCGAACGCCGTACCGACCGCAGAACCCGCGATCGTCCTGGGCCGGATCCCGCAGTCGCCGGAACGGATCATCTCGCTCGCAGCCTACGGAGTGGCCACCGATTCGAAACTGACCGACTCCATCGTCGGGGTGCAGGTTCGGGTACGCGGATCGACAGCGCCCATGGCCGCGTCGGACATAGCGGATGACGTGTTCGATGCGCTGCACGGACAGACCGACGTCGAGCTTGGCGCCGGGACGGCTCATGCGCTCTGGGTAGTGGCGATCGCCTGGCAATCCAGCGCCGACCTCGGACCGGACAGCAATGGTCGGTACGAACGCTCGGACAACTACTATGTGACTGTCAATCGGCCGTCGTTGCGGCTTGAGTAGGAGTGATCCATATGGCTACCGTCCCGCTTCAGACGGCGCTAGCGCGCAAGTGGAAAGTCGATGTCCGGGTCTCTGGCGTCTGGACTTCGGTCCGTGGGATCGCCGAGTGCAAGTGGGATCCACATCAGGCGTCTCTACAGGAGGACAACGTCTACGACGCCGAAGGTCGCAAGGGCGTCACGAAGACCGAGCTTGGGGCGGTCTGCGAACTGAAACTGTTGCGCAAGCACACGGCCGGCACGACTACGTACGACCCCGGCCAAGAAGCGCTCAGGGCTGCAGCGGCTGCGTTTGGCACAGACGGCGTCGCGTACGTCCGCATCTACGATCGCGACGGCGGGGCCGAGGCATGGGACATGTACGCCGAGGTCGGCTGGGCGGCCGACGGTGGCTCGACCGGCGACATTGAAAAGATCACGGCAACGCTGACCGACAAGGCCACGCTGACCGAGATCGACAACCCCGAAGCGTCGTCCGGTAGCTAGGCGACGGGTGCGATCGGATGGGCTTTCAGGATCTTGACGCGGTGTTCGATGACACCCTGTCGCTGCCAATCGGCGACAGGGTGTACGTCGTACCTGCGCCTGACGCGGAGCTTGGACTCTGGTGTCAACGGATGATCTCGGCCGGCCTGATGATTCAGGCTGGCCAGACTCCGCCGGATAACATGCCTGCGCTGACGCTCGACGATGGCGACGAAGAGGCGCTGTATCGGCGCATGCTCGGCGACACGTACAACGAGTTGATCAACGATGCCGTTTCGTGGCCACGTATTCAGCTGATCGGACAGACGGCGCTGTTATGGATCGGCTCTGGTAGGCCGCTCGCTGAGGAGTTCTGGAACAGCGGTGGCGACCCGGAAGCCTTCCCCCCGCTACGCAAGCCGTCGCGGGGGTCGACAAGTACGGCCGGGGTACGTACGACGAAACGACCGGCCTCTACGACTGGTACGAAATCCCGCCGGGCGACCTCGAGGCGCTAGGGCGGCCCACGGTGACGTGGGAGGACATCCTTTCGCGTTGGCAGGCTGTCGAGTGCGATCTACGCAGCGAGTACGGGCTCGCGCTCGACGGTCGGGCATCCCTGCGCGCGCTTTCCTGGCGATCGCTACGCACACTCATCATCGGGCTGTGCCATGCTGATACGCGACTGGCCAGGGCGCTTGCCCCGTCCGATACGCCAGCCGGCTGAGGGGGTGGCTCGGTGGCTCTGAACGTCGGTGAGCTTGTCGCGCGGATGCGGCTCGACCAGAGCGAGATGGAAGCTGGCCAGGAAGAGGCGCAGGGTAGTTTCAAGGCGTTCGGCGGGAAGATCGAGGCTCTCGCGTTGGCGGCTGGCGCGGCCGCCGCGGTGGCGCTTGGCGCGGCACTGGTCGGCGCACTCAATCAGCAGCAGGTCGGCGGAAAGATTGCCGCCCAGTTCGGCGAGACTAGTAAAGAGGCTGGCTACTGGGGAAAGCTTGCGGGCGAGATCTATGCGGACAACTTCGGTGCATCGGTAACCGAGGTCGGCGATGCCATAGGTGCGATCAGAAAGCAAAATCTGATCGATGGGAACATGACTGCCGAAGAGGTTAAAAAGATCACTGAAAGCGCGCTGACACTCTCTGACGCTTTCGGTTACGGGGTGGCCGAAAGCTCGCGCGCGGCACAACAGATGATCATGAATGGATTGGTGCCCAGTGCCGAAGAGGCGTTCGACGTTATTGCGTTCGGCGCGCAGCATGGCATCGACAAATCAGAGGATTTGCTCGATACGTTCAACGAGTACTCGACTAAGTTCCGAGACCTCGGCATCGATGCCAAACAGGCACTCGGCTTAATGTCGCAAGGCCTTCAAGGTGGCGCACGAGACGCTGACACTGTGGCTGACTCGTTAAAGGAATTCGCCATCCGCGCCCGGGATGGCTCGAAGACCAGCGCTACAGCGTACAAAGCACTCGGACTTGACGCTGAAAAGATGACTGCCAAAATGGCGAAAGGCGGGAAGGGCGCCTCGGACGGATTACAAATCGTTCTCGACCGGTTGAGAGCGATGAAGGATCCTGTGGCGCGCGAAGCCGCTGCGGTAGGTTTGTTTGGCACCAAGGCTGAGGATCTAGGTAAAGCGCTGTTCAGTCTAGATCCTAAAACGGCGACCGACGGCATGGATAAGCTAGCCGGATCGACGGCACGTGCGGGCGAGGCTATGTATAACAACGCTGGCGCAAATCTGGAGACTTTCAAGCGAAAGCTGACAGAGGGTTTCGTTAGCGTCATTGGTGGCAAAGTAGTACCTGCATTGACAAGCATGTCGGAATGGTTACTCAAGCTTGGCGGTTTCTATAAAGAGAATCAAGCATGGCTAGAGCCGCTTGTCGTCGGGCTCGGCACTTTCGCTGGCGCAATCATCGCGATTGTCTACGCGCAAAAGCTTTGGATGGCCACCACGGCAGCCGTGAAGGGCGCATGGATGGCGCTAAACGCAAGCTTCGCCGGATCCCCTATTGGGTTGATAATCGTCGCGGTACTCGCGCTGGTCGCAGTATTCATCTACCTGTGGACGCACTGTGAGGGGTTCCGCAATTTCTGGATTGGTCTCTGGGATGGAATCAAGAGCGTTGCGCTAGCCATAGCACATTGGTTCGCCGGACCATTTGCCAGATTCTTCGTCAGGGTATGGAACGGGCTAAAGTCTGGCGTCAGCGCAATGGTCAACTTTTTCAAGACCCGATGGAATCTGTTCACGGCGACCTTGGAGTCCGTGAAGACCAGAGTAGGCAAGATATTCTCAGCCATCGGTGGATTCATCTCCGGGTCATTCCGCAGCGCCGTCAGTATCGTGAAGGGTGCTATCAACGGAATGATCGGAGTCGTCAACGGCGCTATCGGTGGACTCAACAAAATGATCGGTCTGGCCAACAAGATCCCTGGCGTCCATGTTCCCCACATTCCGACCATTCCCAAGCTCGCGCAGGGGGGCATCGTCTCGCCAACGCCAGGAGGTCGGCCAGTCATCATGGGCGACGGATCAGAGGTCGAGATCGGATTGCCGCTCTCGAAGCTCCGCGCGCTGGTTGGACTATCGGGTGGCGGCAGCGCTTCGACCGGCGGCACGCACGTGCTCGAACTTCGACTTGTGAGCGCAGGTCGCGCGATCCGGCGCATGATCCGGCTGGAGGGATCCGACCTCGGGACGCTAGGACTGGAGATCTGATGCCGTACCCAGAACAGGCACTCGGGTTTCGAGTTGAGATCGCGCCAGGGGCTGACCTCGCGACCGACCCTAGTACTTATAGCTGGACAGACGTCACGTCATCCTGGTGGCAGCGTGACGGGATCAAAATTAAGCGCGGGTGCGAGGATGAACAGGGGGTCGGCTCGACGACCCTTGAGCTGTCCCTGCGTAACAATGACGGCGCTTTCTCGCTGGACAATGCTTCGTCCCCACATTGGCCAGGATGGGACATCGGGTGCCCTATCCGAGCTTCTATCGACCCACGGGACGGCTCTGGGTGGAGTGAGCGCTGTGTCTGCTACCTCGGCGAGGCTACGCAGGACTGGCCAGCCGGTACGCCGCATCTATGCATTGTCAAGGTGCGAGCTGATGGGATGTTCGTAAGGTTTGGAACTGGACGGATTCTCCGCTCACCATTAGAGCGTGCGATAACCGCAGACGCGCCAGCGTATTACTGGCCGATGACGGAAGGCGCTGAGGCTACTCAGTTCAACGCGCTGGTTGGCGGTACCCCGCTGGCGCTAACCGGAGTACCCGAGATGTCTTCGATCGAGGGTTCATTGGGAGCGCCGAGCAATCTACCGCAGTTCATTAACGATGATTCGGATGACTACCTCGGTCACGGCTCGGTGGTAGTTAGTGACATTAGTGATACCAATTGGTGCATTGAATTCATCGTACGCGCGACGACCGATGCCGGACCATGGCCAGACAGCGCGATAGCTTCGGTGGCATCGGTCAAGTTTGCCAACGGCAATACGGATGACGTGAATATCGACATCTCTTACACCTTTGCGACCGGGGGATATGGAGTAACGATCAAATGGTCTGACGAATCGTCTACCGGAATCGGTACGGTGACTACCAGGCCGCTATGGAACGGCGAGTGGCATTACCTCTGTATCGGGTTCAGGCAACTTGACGCAAGCAACATCAGGGTCTATCTGTACGGCGATGACGACGGACTGGACTGGAGTGATCATGCCGGAGTGTTCGGCGATCCGGTATCGGTTGTCATTCCGAATCTGACGGTTTTCTGGCCACCGACCAAAGTCACGTCCCTGTCGTACGGTCATGTCGCCATCCATTCCGGTGTCTACGTTCCGCCGGGGGTGGCTGATAGATACGCTGCGATGAACGGCTGGATCGGTGAGACGGTGGACGAGCGTATCGATCGGCTCTGTACCGAGGAGAGCGTTACCGCCGACATCATCGGTACGTCGAACGTGACGATGGGCCCTCAGTCGAGCGCCCGACTGCTCGACCTCCTACGCGAGTGCGAGAAAACCGATCATGGCATTTTGGATGACTCGCACGGAGTCGTGGGGTACCGCTGCCGCAGTAACCTATACAACCAAGCAGCCGCGCTCACAATCGACGCTGACGCTAGACAACTGGCATTGCCCTTCACGCCTAGTCGTGATGACCAAAAGCTCTACAATGTCGTGTCCGTGAGCCGACCCGGTGGTGGAAGCGCAATCGCCGAGGATGCCGCATCGATCGCGCGACACGGACGGCGTGAAGCTCCGAACACAGAGATCAACGTTGACAGCGATGAAGTGTTGGAACAACACGCGGGATGGCTCGTCAACATCTGGTCGACATTGCGCACTCGATACCCAGAGCTGAGTGTCGACCTGCTTGTGTCTCCGACGCTCATCACTGACTTTCTGGCCATGCTCCTCGGTGATCGAATCGACGTGACCAATCCGCCGCGTTGGCACACTCAGAGCGTGATCGAACAGCAGGCGCGTGGTTGGGCAGAGACGTACGCAGGTAACCGCCGGGGTTGGCTCGTTACCGCCAATACCGTTTCGATCGACCCGTATCGCGTGGCCGTGATCGAGCCGAGCGATTCAGAGCCACCCCTGCGGCTGGACCTGAGCGGGCAGACGCTTGTGGCGGACTATGACGTCGGGGTTGACACGACGTTTCAGATTGCTACGGCGTCCGGCTATCCGCTCATGACTACCACGGCCACCTATCCGGCTGACTTTCCGTTCGATTTGAACGTGGCAGGCGCTCAAGTGCGGGTAACCGCAATCGTCGGCGCATCATCACCTCAGACGGTCACCTGTCAGGCGATTGCGGTAAACGGTGTGGTCAAGACAGCGCCCGCGGGCACGGTGCTTGGGCTCTGGCGTCCGGCTGTACTGGCGCTGTAGAAAGGGAGATCATTATGGTTGTTCCTGCATACGCGGTAGCCGGACATGCACCTACCGCAGCCGAAGCGGCGACCGCCTTTGGCGGTGTCAATTTTCAAAAGATCACAAGCTCGGGCAACTGGGTGATGCCCGATGGCGCGCAATTTGTTCTTGTCGAACAGTGGTCCGGAGGTGGCGCCGGAGGTGGCGCGGCCAATCCGGGCGCAGGCAAGACAAGCCTCGGCGGAGGTGGGCAAGCGGGTAGCTATACGCGTAAATGGTTCGCCGCTTCTGCGCTAACAGCCACGGTGGCTGTCACCATCGGGGCCGCAGGTGTCGGAGCGTCCGGCGCTACCGGCGGAGATGGTGGGGATACGACATTTGGTGCATACCTCACCACGCCCGGCGGTAAAGGTGGCGTCTATCGGGTGGCCAGCGCCAGCACCTATCAAGCCATGGGCGGTGCCGGCGTAACACCGGGCACCGACGGAGATGTCGATACGGTCGGGGCGCCGGGCAGCACCGGGTGCTCTACGACCACGGCACTCGGATATGGCGGCAACGGTGCATCGAGCTCCGTAGGCGCGGGTGGGCTCGGACGTAGTTGCGTCTCCGATAATCAATCTCTAGCAGGCGTAGCCGGTACGGGATATGCGGCTGGCGGAGGTGGCGCTTTCTGTTCCGGCACCGGTGCTGCCGTCGCTGGCGGTAACGGGACCAAAGGGCTTTGTATAGTAACCACATTCTGCTGACGGGATGGGCATATGAAGACTCTTGACTGGCCGGACGTGCCGTACGTCGGCCCGGCCACTGGGCGCACCGCTGGCCGCCCGGACGGGGTACCCGTCGTCGGCGTGCTGCATTGCACCGCCAATGACGCGACACCAACCCAGGAGGCCACGTACGCGCACACCCGCAGCGCCAGCAGCAACCCGACCTCGGCGCACCTGTACGCGGGGGACGCGTCGCCGTCATTGGTGCAAGGGGTAGCGGTCGGGGACTGCGCATGGCACGCCGGTGGACACTTCGGCAACCGCCGCGGGGTCGGGATCGAAGTCACCGGGCAGGTGTCATGGTCACGCTCGCGGTGGTTGCAGGGGCAGACGATTCCCGCAGCCGCGCGCGCGATCCGCTTGCTGTCGGCGAAGACGGGGATCCGGATGCGCTGGTTGGACCGGGCCGGCCTGGTCGAGCTGTATGAGTACCCGACACTCGCACATAGCGGCTGGGTGACGCACGAGCAGTACAACCAATGGTCACCGGACGCAAAGAGTGACCACAGCGACCCGGGGCCGGGCTTCCCGCTCGACCTCGTGATGCAGCTAGCGATCGAGGGAGACGACATGAGTGCGGCAGACGTGGTAGCTGGCTTGGACGAGGCGGTCTCGTGGCGGTCGACGGGCATCCGCAACGGTGCGGTGGCCGCCGGCTGGTCAAGTGAGGTGTCCAGCCGGGCCCTGCTGGAGTACGTGTTCGGGCGTACCGTGCTCGGGCCGTCCACGGCTGAGGTGGAGACCCAGATCGCCGGCCTGACTGCGGCGATTCAGGCCCTTGCCGCTGGCGGGTCGAGCGTGGACACCGCGGCGGTGATTGTGGCAGTCAATGCGCAGGCGGCGGAGACCCGCAGTCAGATCCTGACCCGTCTGGCGGCTGCCGGAACTGGCCTTACGGGCGGGTAGGCTCAGGCCGCGCGAAAGACCACGAGAGGATGGGCGAGAAATGGCTGGTGGTGGAGTCGTGGACGATACCGCGGAGCGGTTGGTTCGCATCGAGACGAAGCTCGATACAGCACTGACCAGACAAGATGATCACGAAGCACGAGTCCGGCGTATGGAGTTCGGTACCGTCGCGGCTATCGTCATTGCGCTTACCGCTCTCGGCACCCGCATTACCGATATCGTCAGCATTACCGGAAAGTAGGACGCGCGCGATGGCGACGGACCGGTATCAGGAGCGTTACCTCGCACATCAGGCACGCAAACGAGAGGTTCTTCGCGAGTTGATGCTCATCCGACATAGCGATCGTGTATATGACGAGAGTCGTGCCGTGCCGGATGAGCTGATCGTCGAGCTGATCAACGCGGCTGGTCGCGCTCCCAGTTCTTGCGACCGGCGCGCAGTCTCTCTGCGACAGGTTGTCGAACGCCAAGACCGGGAACTGCTCGGCGGATTGCTGGTCGGCGGGGTTGGGTGGGTGCATCGCGCACCGGTCATCTTGCTGCTGCTAGCCGATCCCGTGGCGTACAAGGCTGCGGGCGAGCTACCCCGCATGCCGTACCTGGACGCCGGCGCGGTACTCAGCCATCTGTACCTCGCCGCAACCGCGGCCGAACTGTCGTGCTGCTACGTCAATCCGGCCGTTCGGCCGGACAACGAGGGACACTTCCGTTCCGCGCTGCATCTGGACGACGTGATCTTTTGCGGTGCGTTCGTAGCCGGGTGGCCGGCGTGAACATCTCCATCGTGACCGGAGGGTACGGCGGGTACGGACGCTGGCTACCACAGTGGGCCGGGTATGTTGCGGCACTCGATCCGGCACCGGCGGCCGCGGTGGCCGTACTCGGGTACCGGCACGGTGCGACGTCGGCAGACGTGCGCGCAGCCCGGCGCATCCTGCCGATGCTACGAGTGGTCAAAGCGTCGCGAGCGCGCACAATGGGCAGCGTGCGCAACGTCGCGGTGGCAGCGACGCGCACCGAGTGGGTGCAATGGCTATCGATCGATGACGGGATCCTGCCCTACGCGATCGGCGCGCTGGCCCAGGTCAGCGATCAAGCCGATTGGATCTGCACGGGGTGGCTCACCCGCGGACTCGGGCACGCCGAAATGCGGCATCGCTCGCCGTTGCCGGCCGACATGGCGCGTAGGCGCGGTCGCGGTTTCGTCATCGGACACTCGCCGTTCCGACGCTGGATATGGGAACGCTCCCACTACCCGGCGCACGACTATCCGAACTCTCCATTCCTCGCGGCTGCGGTGGAGTCCGGAGCGCGCTTCGTCTCCGTAGAGCGACCGATCACGATCTATCTACGTAGACCGGACTCGCATTCGCGGACGGTCCTACAGGGACCGAACCGGTCGATGACCGAGAAGCGCAAAGCGATCATGTACAAGCGCGATATGCAGCGCCGTATCGTCGCGTACTACCGCGGAGCGGGCCAATGATGATCCGTTGGGCGGTATGGCTGGTCATCACGATCGGGTGGTTCCTGGTTTGGGAGATGCCGGCCGTGCTCAATCAGCGCGCCGGAGACACGCTCAGTGAGGCAGTCTGGCGCGTGCTACGTGTCGGTGGTGATAGGCGCTCCACGTGGCTTACGTGGCTCGGGCGAGGCATTCTGATGGGATTCCTGGCCTGGTTGACGGTGCATCTCGGGATGGGATGGTTGGCATAATGATCAAAACCTCGAAGCAACTCGCGCTTTGGATGGCCGTGATCTCGGCGATCGTGGCAGCGTCGCAGGCGATACCAGAGAGCCTCCCCGGTTGGTTGGCTGGGTACGTACGCTGGGCCGGGGTGGCTCTAGGTGCGGGCCTGGCGGCGTACACCGCGCTCTCCCGATCGGTCACCCTGCCGGCCGAACGTGAACTCGGCGACAAGCTGGTCATGCGCGGACCGATCGGCTAGGCTCGGCGTTGCCCTCCTTTCGACGACGACAAAGGCCACCGATTTACTCGGTGGCCTTTGTCGTTATGTTCCGGGTTATCGCTCAGCGCATGCCCATCGCCTAGGCGTCCGCGGACCCCTCGCACTCGGGGCATGAACCGGTCGGCTCGAAGTCGTTGAGCATCGGCAGAACGACCCTGCACGCGTTCGGTCGCGCGAACGCTTGGCGTGACGCATCGTTGACCGCTGCCAAAAACACCATCGGCCCATAGTTGTCGTTGGCGATCTTGACGACATGCCACTCCGCAATGGACGCGTTAGCGCTCTTGAAGATTCGTACCACGCTGCCGATGTCGATTGGCCTGCCGTCCGCGTCTGTCACGGTGTCCGGCACCCGGTTCGCTGGCTTGCGCATCTTGGATCCCCCTTGCGTTCGGTTGAGACCCAAGCGTATCACGAGTAGTTGACGAATCAACTACTCGCCAACTGCCAGCAAGCATAAAATCGCAGATAGAAACAGTGATGCGCTGGACGATCGTCCAGCGCATCACTCGATCGGGTGACTAGAAGCCAGTCGGGGAGTTCGTGGGATTGGTCGGGCGGATCTGCTCGCGCTGCTGCGGGGACAGCGTTGCCCAGACCGCTGGATCCCATCCTGGCGGGCAGTCGCTGGCCGGCTGCGGCTGTGCGGCGTAGGCGCCTGGGGCTGCGCTCGGCTGGCCGTAGGACTGCGGCGGGCTGGCTTGCGGGTACGCGTAGCCGGCCGCAACGGACGCTGGCGTCACGGCCGTTGCGAGTACCACAGGCTCCGGGTTGACGAAGGTACCCATCGTGCGCGCCGACCAGACCTGGGCGGCAAGCTCGCGTACCGGGCTGGTCGGATCGACACGCTCTAGCAGGTACGGCCGGTTGCCCTGCGTTCCGCGGACCACCCGGCCCAGGACGATCGCTTTACCGACGCTTTCGACCAGCGCTTTAACGATCTCCTGGTTGCCGATGAGCAGGCCGCTGACGAAGTACGGCACGGTGACCTTTTGGGTGTTCGGCAGGTTCTTCTGAAGATCATCACCGAATGGCATCTCTCCGCCATCCAACACCAGCGCGTCGGCCGTAATGGTCGGGCGCGGGGGATCGGTCGGGTTCATGCCTTTGGCCGCAGGGTTGTACCCGACCGGCACGAACACGCAGTGCCGGCCTTCAAGGTGCCTCACCTTGACCGGCGACCCGAATGCGGCCGTCGGGTCTGCGAACTGCGCGCCAGCCGGGGGCTGCTGCACACCCTGGCCATACGCCTGGTTGCTCGGATAGTTCGGGTTCGGTTGCATGCGCTGTTTCCATTCTGTGGTGTGGGTTGATGTGGTGTACCGGACCAACGATCGATGCTCCGGGGAAGTGTCACATCGATCGTTGGCCGGCACTGGATACGAGCGGCACTCGCGCCGATGCTGATACCGCCCGGCCGGGGGGATGGTGGGATTCGAACCCACGTACACTGCCCATCGTTTCGGCTAGCCTCAGCGCTCTATCCCGTTGAGCTACATCCCCTTGGTGCGACCCGGAATGGTGATCTGATCACCATTCCGGGTCCGGCGGATTCTGGTGGGCCGTCGCCCCAACCGCTAACGGCGGTCAATCGAGCAGTTAGCGGATGCCAGCCGTTGTGTCGATCGCGCCGATTGGGATTGCGTAGGGAGGTGGCCGCGCCCCCTGGCCATCGACTCTCGGCCCCGTATCACCGAGCAAAACGATCTATCTAGTTGTCAACTTCGAACCGACCTCAGACTACTTGACCGGTCGTTGGCTTGTCAAGTAGTGAACTTGCCGCACCCTTCGGTCAGCACGTAGACGACCCTCGTGCTACGCAGGTCGATCGCGACCGCGGTACGGTCACGTCCGGTGACGATGAAATGCTTCAGTTGTTCACGCTTGCCCCAAATTGTTACTTCGCAGATCGCCCCTGGCGCGAGTACCGCAGTGTGGTACCGGGTCCGAGCAATCTGCCGTCCGGGGTAGTGCCGGCCGTCGCTGAACGACGTAGCGAGCCTGGTCGGGCCGCCATCGCCCCCACTGCCCTCACACTTCCCCGCACCAACGAAGATGACCAGTAGTAACAGCCCGATGATCAACGCCGGGTTGGCTCTGAGATTGCGCATCAGTACCCCCGCAACGGACAAGCGTGCTTGACCGAGCAGCCACCGCAGAACGAACTCGGACGGGGAAGGTGGATTCCGGCACGATCGGCTGCATCCATCACGTGTACGCGGTAGCGGAGCTCTGCCCAAGTACCCGGCGCCGCGACCGGCACGGGTTCAGACAACGAGCCTTTGCGCGCGTGCCAGTACGCGCCGGACCAGTCGTCCGGCCCGTTGGGCACTGCGATACTGGCGTTTACCAGAGCCTGCCCGTACGTGCGCAGTTGCAGATCGTCGTCTGGCTTGCTCTTGCCTGCCTTGACGTCGACGATCATTATCTGCCCGGTACCGCGATGTCGCCAGGCTTGATCGATGACACCCTTGAGCGGCACGCCGTCGACGTTCAGCACGAATTCGTACTCGATGATCGGTGCGCCGTCCGGGGTACGCGCGATCGTCCAGTCCTGAGCCCACCCGGCGCGCCAGGCGACGTAGCGCGTCAGCATGTCGAGCCCTTCGGCGAGCCACCACGTATACCCTTCGGCGCCGCGTGCACTGGCGCGCCAAGAGTCCATCGGCCAGTCAGGGTTGGCCTGCATCGTGTCGGACATTTCGCGGTGCAGATGCGTTTGCCAGAGCTGATCGAGATCGAAGGACGCTCGGACGTATGCCCAATCGTTGTCCGGTGCGCGCGTTGCCTGGCGTTCCATCTCCTCGATTGCCGCGTGCAGCGCGCGACCGCCGATAAATGCCCATTGCGGCTGGGGGGCGATGCCCTCACGACGCTGTAGGCGATACTTAAGCCCGCAATCCGCGAACGACTGTAGCTGTGAGACCGACCGAAACGCCAGGGCTGCGCCGGACGGCGGCCGCGCGAGGTCGGCGAACGTCAGCGCTTCGGCTCGACGGCCGGCGCCGGGCAGCGGTGGGTCGGCGAACTGAATGATCGGCTGCACGGGGTCGGGTGTCCTCTCGGGAGTTGGATCGGGAGAGACCGCCGGGGGGAGGTCGGTCCCTCCCGCGAGGTACGCCGCGACCTCGGTTGCGACGCTGGCATTGGCGTCCGGATCGTCGTACCAGCACTTGTCACCCATCGCGTGCTCGCGCTCACCGGGGTGTGGGGGGAGTGCGCACATCCACAGTTCGCCAGAGATCGAGTCGTACGTCGCTCCACAGATGGGGAGTTCCGGCGGGACGGGTGCAGTACTCGCGGGGGTTGGCTCGACGTCCATGCCCGCGCAGCCGTGCTGACGAATCGAGATGGCGATTGCGTCAGCCTGTCGCGATGCGATGCGGTATTCCCTGCGATTGGTTGCGTCAGCACGCTTGGTGGATGATTCGAGCCGAACGCTTTCGTCGTGCCACCACCTTGTTACAAAGTCGAGCACGGCAAGCGTGACGTCGGACGTTGAGCCACGAAGCATCGGCACGCCAGTTGCGCTGACGAGGTCGGCATTTCGCTGGCGCTCTAGATCGATTTGCTCTCGTACTGATTGCGCGGACGGTCGGGCCATCGTCTGTGTTTTTCCTCTCCTGTAACTTGGGCATGATCTTTTGTGATCGATCACTCCATCGCGCTTGGGCGCGTAGCAGCAGATACAGCGCATCATGCGATCACGTGGTAACCCAATAGTCAGCCACTGTGGTGTGATCGCGTATCGCGCGCCAACCCGAGCGATCGGCGCGCAGCGATATCACCAACGCACGAGTTTCACGCCAGGCCTGCTCACCAAGCTTGGCGACCGAGTGTCGGCCAGGCGCGACGTAGCGCGCGCGGAATGGTAGTCCGAGATTGATGATTGCGTTGGCGCGTAGACGACGCTGCGCGGACATGATGCTAGCCATTGATCGTCTCCATTCCCTCAATGTGGAAATGCTGCGCGATGATTACTAGGGCGTCGCCGAACTCGGGTTCTACGACGTGCGCATTGCTCCACGGCTCAACGCTGCGCACAACGAGCTGACCGTCGGGTCGGAGTGCGACTACCTGATACGGGCATGCGCGTCGATCTACGTGCACGATCGTGCAGAGTGTTCCGTCGTACTCGCTGACCACTTGCGAGTATCGCTCGACGTGACCCCACGCGACCGGTCGAATCTTCATGACCAAACACCGGGCTCGAATTCGACAGCCAACCAGCGTCCGGCAGCGTTGCGCTCCACCCATACGCCACCCCCCGGCGGCATCTCGACGCAATCCGCTAGCGCGCCAGACGTGTTCGAAAGCTCGATACGCAGCGATTGGGTGGGGTCGGGATAGAACGCGTCGGCATCACTAAGCGATTCGAACACTTCGTCAGCGCATTTGTCGATCTTTGACTTGGCGCAGCCGGCATCGCTTAGCGCAGTTTTGATGATCCCTTTGAGGTTCTCGCCCGTCAGCGCAGCCATGGACGCGACAGTACTTGACCAGTCGTTGATTAGTCAAGTACTGTCGAACAGGCAAGCGAGGTTTGGGATGTGATCATGAAAGGTGGCACCGATGCGCATACTGCTTCGTGACGAGGTCGGCCGGACAGTCGAAGTCGACACCCAGGGGGAGCCGATTTGCTCGACGGTCCCATCGTTGCTGCTCCTGGCGCGCGACGCCTGGCGCGCGATGGGGTGGCCACTCCCGCAGGCGACACCACGCAAGTATGCCCACGGGATGGACGAGACGCAGCTGCTGCCGACCATCCGTTGATCGTGACGTCAATGCAGCGCTTGACCCGTCGTTGACAAGTCAACTAGTCTCAACGACAGGAGCGCCGATGACGACAGGACGAGGGGCGCGTAATGGCGCAAACTAGACGATTTACGGAGCAATTGGTCATCATCACAGACGAGCCGATGGCCACGCGAATCCGAGCCATGGCGGAGGTCTATCGAATCTCCGAGGCTCAGGTCATGCGAGACATGCTCGCCGCGGGCTCTGACGCCGTGCTGCGCCGATATGCGCGTGACGCCGGTGCCGATCTGGCGGCCGCGACCGCAGATCTTGCCGAGTCGGAGTCAAGGGTCAGAGCGCGCCGACGACTACCGCGGGCGAGGTAGCAGGCGCAAGATGAGGGACCCGACAGGCCACTGTCGGGTCCCTCACTACGAAAGGATGGGCATCCGTTCCGTGATTGGTGACTCTAGCGGTAGTGGTTCCGAGGCGCAGGACGGACCGGCAATCCTGCCGGTCGCGCTGGACTATGTAGCACGCGGCTGGACCGTAGTCCCGCTACATAGAATCGACAACAATCTATGTACATGTGGAAATATCGACCTTGAGCACACCCGGCGCCAGGGGGGGAAGCATCCAATACATGCCAATTGGCAAATGGGATCACTGCGTGACGCCGGCAGCGTTGCGGCCTACTGGGGAGCCAACCCGCGGGCGAACGTAGGAGTGGCGACGGGTCGCGCGTCCGGGTTCTGGGCGCTGGACGTCGATCCAGACAACGGTGGAGATGTCGCGCTGCGAGGTTTGGTCGAGTCCAACGGGCCGCTACCTCTCACCCGCAAGCATCAAACCGGCAGCGGTGGTTATCACCTGCTCTGGCGCATGCCGGCCGACTTCGAGCCGACCAACAGCCGGGGGAGGCTCCCGGCCGGGCTGGATGTGCGCGGTACCGGTGGTCAGATCGTCGCCCCGCCGAGCGTCAGCGGTAAGGGTCCGTACCTGGTTCTGGTAGACGTCGAGCCGACCGACGCGCCGGGATGGTTGCTCGACATGATCCGTCCGGTGGAATATGAACAGAGAGTAACGCCGGCGGTCACACATAGTAGCGAATCTGACGCACGAGGACACGCGTACGCGGTCGCAGCGATGGAGCAGCGATGCGCCGAGTTGGCACGGGCGCCGGAGGGTACCCGCAACGAGACTGCATTCGCGACGGCGTGTCGGCTCTGGGAGCTGGTCAACGCCGGATGGATCCCGGCGGACGGCGCGCATGCCGCCTACGTCGAGGCGTGCGAAGCGGCGGACGTCGGTACCACGCGCTTCCCGCCGGGCGAAGCCGAGAGCGTCTGGTCAAAGGCCTGGCGTCATGTCGCGGGTGGTCGCGCCGAACTCCCGCCAGACCAGATGCACGGAGAAGCGTTCCCTTTCGGCGCGACGGAAGCATCGACTGGCATCTTCGTTGACCCCGGCGTTGCACCATCCGTGCAACAAGCAGTGCAACGCGCTTCACCAGGGGATACACCACCCGTGCAACATCAAATGCGACAGACGCCTATCGATATGTTGCGCGTGCGACTGTCGACCGGGGCGCAGTTTGCCGCGATGGCTCCACCGCAACCGCTGATCGCAGGTTTGCTCGATCGGGACTCGATCGCCTACATGATCGGAAAAAGTGGATCTTATAAATCGTTCGTGGCGCTCGACCTCGCCGCGTCCGTGGCCTGCGATATGCCTTGGCACGGCCGGCGCGTGCATGCCGGCACGGTGCTCTATCTGTGCGCTGAGGGGCAGGCCGGCGCGCACGTGCGGGTAGCGGCCTGGCTGCGCGCCAGGAAGCGGACTGACACGGGAGGGCTCCTGGTGCTGGACGTGCCGGTACAGGCGCGGGACGAGACGATGTGGGGCGCCTTCGTGCAGCTGTGCAGAGAGCTTGGGCCGGTCCTGATCGTGATCGACACGCAAGCGCGGTGCAGTCTGGGATTCGAGGAGAACTCGAATTCAGACATGTCGCTATTTGTCGGACAAGTCGATATGTTGCGAGCCGCTACCGGCGCCTGCGTGCTGGTCATCCATCACATCGGCCGTAACGGATCGGATGCCCGCGGTGCGAGTGTCATTGACGGAGCGCAGGACGCGGAACTTCGGGTCACCCGCGGAGCTTCCCCGCTCACCTGTCAGCTCGTCACGGACAAGCAAAAGGACAGGCCGGATGATACGGCCATTGAGCTTCGGCTCGACACGGTACGGATGGGTTGGGACCCGCTGTCGGGCGAGGATGTGACATCCCTAGTGGTGTCCGGTGAGCAACAGGCACGCTCGGAGGTCGAGCTTGCGCAGGACAAGGCGACGGGTCGCCTGACGGCGCTTGTCGGCGTCCTGCGCGACAACTTCGATGAGGGGTTCGGCGGTACGCGGACCGAGATCAGGGCAATCTTCCTAGCCGACCCGTGTGTGTCTGGTGAATCGAAGTCGAACCGGGACAAAATATGGCAACGATCATTCGGGCGCCTGGTCAAGCTCGGACGTATCGCGATGGTGAACGGCAAGGAGCGATTCAAGTTCATAGCGATTGAGAACTTATCGGATCTTTCACCCAATCCTGGCATCAAACTTGCTGACGGCTTGGAACTCGCGACGCCTGAGGACATCCGGGGGGACAGGGGCAATGCGTAGTGGACACATCACAATATGTAGTGGACACACGTCCACTATGTCCATTTTATATGCAAAGGACAACGCGAAAGTTGTCCACGGCAGGAAAGCGCTTTCCTGTGTCGGCAATTCTGTCCGCAAGCTGTCTGCAGATCTTGTAAATGCACTGGTTGGAGGTGTGGACAGCCAAATGAAATGTGTCCTCGACCTGTCCTTGACTGTCCGAGGACAGACACCCCCCTCCTTTAGGGGGGTGTCCTCTGTCCAGTTGTCCGCAGTTGCTGTCTTTGATCTTGTTATGACGAGGGATGGGCAAAATGGTAAAATCTAGAACATCTAACGTAATATTGGACATACTATCCGAAGAGTGGCGCGAGTTGGCTGAATGTCCAAAATACGATCCAGAGTGGTGGTTTCCGCTCTCATCACATGATCCGTGCATACAGATAGCGATCGCTATCTGTGCGACATGTCCTGTTTCGAGCGACTGCGAGACTGCCAGCCGGTCGGAACGCTGGGGTATCTGGGCGGGAAGGCTCAAGGAGAAGCCGCGTAAAGAGCCCTCTGTCGGTACGCGCGTTGTGGTGGCATCACGACGTCGTGAGAGCGTCGCGATGCGCGAGGCTAGGCGTGCGGCTGCGGCGGAGGTCGTCGTTGAGCTGTACACCGTCGGTTGCTCGATCAGGCAGTGTGCCGAAGCTGCGGGGGTCGGGGAGACCATGGCGCGTACGATCTTGACAACTGCCGGCATACCGATCCGGCATTCTCGACCCCTTGCTGGTAGACGACTAGTTGACGGGTCAACTAGTCGTCAAGTAGGATCGTCGCATGCTTGAATTGCGGCCTTATCAGAGAGATGCCGTCGATGCGATTGTGCGCGCCAGGCGTGCCGGTTGCACCAGGCCGGCCGTAGTGCTTCCGACCGGTGCCGGCAAAACGGTGGTCTTCGCGCACGACATCGTCGAGTGGCACTCTAGGCACCCGAACATGCGCGCGCTGGTACTGGCACATCGGACTGAGCTGATCGAGCAGGCCGCGGGGAAGCTGCACGCGGTAGCGCCGGAGATGCGTGTCGGGATCGTCAAGGCTGAGCGCAACCAGACGCTCGCCGACGTGGTGGTCGGCTCGGTCGCGACGCTGCGTTCCGAGCGTCGCCTGCGCCAGCTGCACAACGTCGGCATGGTCGTAGTTGACGAATGCCACCACGCGACGGCTGATTCGTACTTGACGATCTTGGATCGGCTCGGGTGTATGCGCGAGGATCGCCCGGTGCCGGCCGTTGGGTACACGGCGACCATGTCTCGCGGTGACGGGACGGCACTTGGCGCTGTCTGGCAGGACGTCGTGTACTCGCGCACCATCGCCGAGATGATCAGGGATGGTTTTCTGGTCAGGCCGCGCGGGATTCGGGTCAAGGTGGAAGATCTCGACTGGTCGGGGGTCCGGAAGTCGCGTGGCGACTACTCGGAGCATGACCTCGGCGCGGCTCTCGAATCGAGCATGGCGCCGGAAGCGATCGCAAAGGCGTACCTGGAGCATGCGAGCGATCGGCCAGGCATCCTGTTTGCCCCGACGGTTTCGAGTGCTGCCCTGATCGCGTCGGCGATGGCCGACGCCGGCATCTCGACCGGCCTGATCCATGGCGAGACACCAGAGGCTGAGCGGCGCCGGACCATCGACAACTTCGTCGGGGGTCGAATTCAGGTATTGGCTAACTGCATGGTTCTCACTGAGGGCACTGACCTCCCGCTCGCGTCCTGCGCCGTCATCGCTCGGCCGACGTGCCACCAGGGTTTGTATGTCCAGATGGTCGGCCGGGTGCTGCGACTCTGGCCTGGCAAGCCGGATGCGCTAGTGCTGGACGTGACCGGTGCTTCGCAGCGGCACGCGCTTTCGACGACGCTTGAGCTGTTCGGCGAGGATCCGGAACAGCGCGAGTCCGATGACGAAGCGCTGGACGAGACTAACGATCTTGAAGAGAACGTCAGCCTGAGCGATGCCGTCGACGAAACCGTGTACGCCGACGGTCCGATCACCTCATTCGAAGTCGATCTTTTCCACGGTAGTCAGAGCGCGTGGCTGCGTACCTACGGCGGCACTTGGTTTCTGCCGGCAGGCGATCGCTATATCGCGATCCTGCCCGCGCCGCGTATCGGCGCGTGGGATGTCGTTGCGATGCATCGGTACCGGGTTGGCAACTCGCGCTGGGTCGTGCGTGACATCGATGATCTGTCCTACGCCATGGCGCACGCTGAGAGCGACGTGATGCCATCCGAGGCTGTTTTGGCACGCAAGGAGCGCTCCTGGCGCGTCAAGCGCCCCAGCGACGCGCAGAGGGGGTTGCTCGCACGCTTGGGCATCGGCGCTGCCGATGGGGCGCACGCCGGAGAGGTCAGCAACCTGATCTCGCAGTATCTAGCGAGCCAGCGTATCGACGCGCGCGTCGCAATGATCTTGGCTGGGTATGGTCGTTGACAAGTAGTTGATTCGTCAAGTAGTGTCGGGTCTTCGAGTGAATATGGAGGTCAGAGATGGGATGGATCGCTGATCGCTTCGGCCACAAGGCCGAAGACAAGGACGGGTACGCGCTTGGCGGCAAGAGCGGTCGCGGTAAGCCGAGCGACAAGGGGTGGAACCCGTCGCGCCAGCATCACGAGCCGATGCGTGACGGTAAGCCGTTGGTCGAGGGGCGCGACTACGACGGCTACGAGCTTGGGTCGCGATAGTGACAACGCCGATGTCGGGTACCCAGATCGCGGTTGTAACCGAGGTCTGGGTACCCGGCGCGCCGAAGACCAAGGGTTCGCTCGACCACATCGGGGGTGGGCGAGTCCGTGAGAACGTGGCCGGATCGACGACGTGGCGCAAGTTGGTTGCTGAGCGTGTCTCGGCTGAGCGTGCGCGTCGTGGTTTGGTCACGCCGACGCTCGCGCCGGTCGGCGTGCGTGTGCTGTTCGTACTGCCGGTACCGGTCGGGCTGGTCGATCTCGTGCCGGGTGGGCTTGCTGACCGCGCTCCGATTGAGGCGCGGGTGGGGGACACGGACAAGCTGTATCGCAACGTTCTGGACGCGCTTACCGACGCCGGTGCGTATCGCGACGACAATCAGGTGTGCAAGTTGTTGGGCGGAAAGGTGTACGCGACCGACGCCGAGCCGCAGGGTGCGTTCATTCAGTGTTGGGAATTGTTGCCATGGGAGATTCGACAGTTGCGCCGAATCAGAAGGCTGATAGCGTGATCGCATGAAAGAGCCAACCGACGAAGAGGTGTTCGCATATTTCTTCGATCTGGAAGATGAATATCTATTCCATTCGAGTAATCCGCGCAGCCGAGCAATAGCAATCATGCGCAAGACCCTTGCTTATCAACTTTGGGTTTTAGGTAGGGAAGTCGGTTCGGTGGCGAATGCCATATTCGGCCAGATCAGAAAGCTGACGGCGTGATGCTGCGCAGAATGTTCGACTTTCGCGTATGGCGCAAACCAGTGAACTGTATTTGTCCGCTTCCGATCGATGGTTTGATACGGGCCGATCGCATCGTGATCGACGCGCGGTGTTCGGTACATGGTGACGCGCCGGACGTCTCGGTATCGGCACATCTTCCACCGATGGTATTGGCTGACGATGATTGACGATGGAATTCGGCGGGTTGCGATGCCGCGTGACGCTGACGCGTCGCGTCGATACCGCGATGGCATGCTCGCCGTTAAGTCGGCTGTCGCACCGACGCCGGTAGTACTGGTTGCCGCCACCTCCCCGAGCGGCAACCAGCTACCGCGTGGAGCGTCGACGTTGATCCGCGCGGCGCAGGACGCCGGCTGGCGCGTCAGGGCAACGTACGCGCTCGCTGAGGTACCCGCCTGGCGGCGGCATCTGGCCACCGTGGCGCGCGACGGTGCGCATTGGCGCGACATTCCGGCCGAGATAGTCGAGAGCTTGTGCGTGCGTCTGGTTGGGCCGAACGATGTGCGCGGTTTTGCGTCGTGGCGCAATCGTCGGTGGGACTGCGCGTGGCTGGTTGGTCCGGCCGGCTTCGAGCGGCACGGCGCACGCTCGATCGTCGATCGTGTCCGATCGGCTATCGTTGACTCGTCATTGACTAACGCATAGTGGGCATGGATCGGGGGTAGCGTCCGTGGCGCGACGTCTGACCGATGAGCAACGCGAGGCAGTGGTCGCTGATCTGCGCGCGACTGCCGGCACGATCGAAGGTGCGTATCGACGGGTGGCCGCGCGATGCGGGCTGTCGATAGCGTCTGTGGCGAAAATTGCGCAAGAATGCGGATTTACGCCTGCGGACGCTGTTCGTGAACGTACGCGAACAGCCACGCGCGCAAAAATGATCGACAACGCCAGCCGGCGTACCGAGCTGGCTGCGCTGTTGCTTGATCGAGCACAAGAGGCACTGCTCGACATGCACGAGCCTGCGCTTGTGTACAACTTCGGTGGTAGGGACAACACGTACGCCGAGAAGCTGCTTTCGCGGCCCGACTTCGGCGGTCGACTCAATCTTATGAAGACTGCCGCACAAGCGATCGCATCGCATAAGGTGCTCGATCAGTACGACAGCGACGCGGCGCAGGCGGCCGCTGTCGATGCCTGGCTTAAGGCGATGATCGGCGATGCCGCCAGCGATTGAGCCGCTCCGCGGCAAGGGGCGGCTTTCCGTCCAGCACGCGACGGCGGCCGGCAACCTCTGGGAAGGTGCTGTTAGATCTGCCAAGACGGTCAGCTCGACGCTCAAGTGGATTCAGTTCGTACGCCAGGCGCCGGACGGCGAACTACTTATGATCGGCAAGACGGAGCGCACCCTGAAGCGTAACGTCATCGATCCGATGATCTCTTATCTCGGCCCGCGTCGCTGTCGGTACATAGCTGGCGCGGGTGAGGTCAGACTGCTCGGACGACGCATCTACGTTGCGGGTGCTAACAACGAGATAGCGGCGGACAAGATTCAGGGGATGACGCTCGCTGGTTGGTACGGAGATGAGCTGTCGACGTGGCCGGCCACCGTGTTCAAAATGGCACGTACGCGATTGAGCGTGCCCGGCGCGCAATGGTTCGGGACGAGCAATCCGGCGAGTCCGGCACACTGGCTCAAGGCCGAGTGGATCGACCGGGCGAAGTTGCACATCACCCGCGAGGGTACAGTAGAAACGTTCGCGGACGGTATCGATCTGCACGTATTTAGCTTTACGCTTGACGACAATCCATGGCTCAGTCCGACGTTCGTGGCCAATCTCAAGCGTGAATATGTCGGGCTGTTTTTTCGGCGCTATATTCTCGGCGAATGGGTACAGGCTGAGGGTGCGATCTACGACATGTTCGATCCAGCGCGTCACGTCGTCGAGCCGACCCGGGTACCGCCTATCCGGCGCTGGATCTCGGCCGGCGTCGACGTCGGTACCCGCAACCCGACCTACGCCGTGCTGCTCGGTCTCGGACACGACATCGGTGGCCAGGATGGCGCCGCGCTGTACGCGGTGGACGAATGGCGCCACGACGGGCGGGCCGAGCGTCACTCGCTTGCGCCGAGCGAGCAGAGTGTGCGTTTGCGCGCCTGGTTGCGTGACGTGCAGGCTGCGCCAGGCGTCCGCGGCGTGTCGCCGGAGTACGTCTGCGTTGACCCGAGTGCGGCCGGCCTGCGCGTGCAGATGTA